CTATGACTCCGCGAAGTACGAAGCAGCGCTGGAGCAGTGGTACAGCCAGAAGCGCCAGGTCGATGACTTCCAGTCCAAAGTCAAGCAGGCCGAGCAGCAGCAGATGCAGGCATGGCAAGCCAAACTTGAGGCATACGGCAGCGCCAAACAGTCACTGAAAGTCCGCGACTACGACGACGCGGAAGCCACGGTGCAGGAAGCGCTGAACACCGTCCAGCAGGGCGTTCTGTTGCAAGGCGCGGACAACCCCGCGATGGTGGTCTATGCGCTGGGCAAGAACCCCAAAAAGGCCAAGGAACTCGCGGCCATCACCGATCCCGTGAAATTCGCATTCGCTGTGGCGAAACTGGAGGCACAGTTGAAAGTCGCACCTCGCAAAACCCCGCCGCCGCCGGAATCCAGCGTGCGCAGCACCGCACCGATCAGCGGCGCCGTGGACAGCAATCTGGATCGCTTGCGCGCAGAAGCGGAGCGCACCGGCGATTACTCCAAGGTGTTCAAGTATCGGCAGCAACTCAAGGCAAAAGGCCGCTGACCTATTGCACCTGGCGCAGGATGTGATACATTCGCGCCAAGTGCAGGTCTCGCCAGCCAGAAATCGGCAGAGCACACCCCATGAGCGTCCGCCGGCTCTGACTGGTGAGTATCAGGCGCGGCCCTAGCCGCAATCGTCACTCATTCATTCTTAGGAGCCATCATGGCCAATTCGTTTTCCAAGGAAGAGCGCGTTGCGTTCGAGGACATCCTCGAAGGCTTCAATGACGCGCTCGTGCTGTCCCGCAACGTCTCGATGTACCGCACTGACGGCTCGATGATGGAGCGGACGAACAACATCATCTGGCGTCCGCAGCCGTACATCGCGCAGTCCTACGACGGCATGGACCAGACGCTGAACTTCCAGGGCATGACCCAACTCTCGGTGCCCGCCACGCTGGGCTACCAGAAGTCGGTGCCGTGGATCATGGACGCGCTGGAACTCCGCGACACGCTGCAAGAGGGTCGCCTCGGCGACGCCGCCAAGCAGAAGCTCGCCTCCGACATCAACCTGGCCATCATGGGCGCTGCGGCGAACCTGGGTTCGGTTGCGGTGTGCATCACCAGTGCTGCCGGCAGCTACGAGGACGTGGCCGAGTGCGACACGGCGTTCAACGAGATCGGCGTCCAGCAGTTCGACCGCTATCTGGCGCTGTCGAGCCGCGACTACAACGGCATGGCCGGCAACCTCGCCAAGGACACCCGCTCCTTCGGCAACGGGATTTCCGATCAAGCCTACCGCCGTGGCCTGGTTGGCGACGTGGCCGGGTTCATGACGTACAAGTTCGACTACGCCAATCGCATCCGTGCGGTGACGGGCTCGAACACGACGATCGACACCCGCACCGCTGCCGGCAACTACTACGTTCCGGTCGCCACCAGCGTGTCCGCCACTGGCGAGTCGTCCAACGTGGACAACCGCTTCCAGACCGTCACCGTGACCGCCACGGCCGATCTGCGGGCGGGTGACGTGTTCCGGATCGAGGGCATCGAGTCGGTTCATCACATCACCAAGTCGGCCACCGGCACGCGCAAGACCTTCCGGGTGGTGCAGGTGCTCAACGGCACCACGATGGTCATCACCCCGCCGATCATCTCGGCGCAGGGCGGCAGCGATGCCGAGAAGCAGTACCAGAACTGCGAAGTGACGGCCAGCGCCAGCGCCACGGTCACGCGCCTGAACACGGTTGCCGCGCCGGTCAACTGCTTCTGGCAGAAGGACGCGCTGGAAATCCTGCCGGGCCGCTACGCCGTGCCGACCGATGCGGGTGCCGCAGTGATGCGCGCCTCGACCGATCAGGGCATCGAACTGGTGATGCAGAAGCAGTATGACGTCAACACCATGAAGACGAAGTACCGCCTCGACACTCTGTTCGGCGTGGTCAACAAGCAGCCGGAAATGTCTGGCATCCTGCTGTTCGGCCAGAGCACCGCCCAGCCGTGATGACGCAGCGGGCCGGGTAACACCGGCCCGTGTCGCAACCCGATTCAAGGAGCATCCAAGTGTCCTACGAGATCATCGCGGCGCAAGGCACCGCAACCGTCACCCTCACCGCCAACCAGAAGATCGCCGTCAAGACTGCCGGCGAGGCGCTGGTCTATCAGGTGGTGGGTTTCCCCAACTACCCGTCGCAGAACGATCTGATCCAGACGGTGACCGACACGATCTACACGTCGTCGGCGTTCACCAATGGCGCAACGATCATCATCGAGGCTGGTGCATACCCCGTCTTGTACGCGGTGGGCACCAATCCGGTGGTCGGCGACGATGGCGACTGGCAGAAACAAGGCGGGCCAAGCAACATCCCCGACGGCGGCTCGATGGCGATGACCGCTGCAACCATCCTGAGCGGCATCGTCACGGCCACGCCGACGCAAGCTCGCAACGTGCAACTGCCCACCGCAGCAGACATCATCGCAGCCACGCAAATCGACATTGACGAGTCTTTTGACTGGTCACTGATCACGCTGGCAGCGTTTGCCCTGACCATCACCAGCAACACCGGCAGCACGACGGGCGGCCTGACGGCCACGGGCTCTACCGCTGGCTCTGCGGCACGCTTCCGCACTCGGCGCGACTCGGCCACCACGGTTGTCACCTACCGCCTGGCCTAATCGGAGTCTAGGCAACCTGCGCGGGCGGCGGTCGCTGACTACCGCCCGCGTTTTCACATCAGGAGCCTGATATGCCTCTGAAACAGGGTTACGGCAAGAAGTCCATCAGCGAGAACATCTCCAAGGAGATGAAGTCTGGCAAACCACAGAAGCAGGCAGTGGCCATTGCCATGAGCACGGCTCGCAAAGCTGCTATGAAGGCCGGCAAGCCCGGCAAGGCCCCGATGAAAAAGGGCATGAAGTGAAACCCGGTCTCTACAGCAACATCGCAGCCAAACGCAAGCGCATCGCTGCCGGAAGCGGTGAGAAGATGCGCAAGCCTGGAACGCCTGGTGCGCCCACGGCCAAGGCTTTCCGCGAATCGGCCAAGACCGCCAAGAAGAGGTAACTCGTGGGATACAGCAAGCGCCAGTTCGTCGAGGCCGCATTCGCCGAGATCGGCTTGGCGTCGTATGTGTTCGACCTCCAGCCGCAGGATCTGGAGCAGGCTCTGCGCAGGCTCGATGCCATGATGGCCGAGTGGAACGCCAAGGGCATCCGCCTTGGCTACCCGCTTCCGGGTTCTCCGCAGGACAGCGACATCAACGCGCCATCCGAGGTGCCTGACAGTGCCAACGAGGCGATCATCTGTAACCTGGGCATCCGCTTGGCGGCCGGGTATGGCAAGGCCATCATGCCGCAGACGATGATGATTGCCAAGCAGGCTTACAACACGCTGCTTTCACGCGCCACTGCGCCGATCCCGCAGCAACTGCCGTCTACCATGCCCGCAGGCGCAGGCACGAAACCCTGGCGCGTGTACGACAATCCGTTCATCCGGCCTCCGGTGGATCCTGTGCTCGCAGGCCCGGATGGCGTCATCGAGTACAACTGAGGCCGCATCATGCCGCAGATCTATCAGCTACCGCTCGTCAGCCAGGCCTCTCTTGGCGACCAACTGGCGGTCTACACGCCCAACAACGGCGATGCGCGGCGCATGTCGCTGAACACCCTGCTGGCGTTCTTCCAGCAGCAGTTCGCCGCGCCAACAATGGCTACCAACATCTATGTGCCGACAACGGGCTTCAGCATCGCAGTGCCCACGCCCGTGTCGCAGCAGCAATGGATGCTGCTCCAGCCTGCCGGAACGCTGGCCTCGGGTACGATCACGCTGCCGCTGAACACGATCACGCCTGACGGAACCGAGGTGCTGATCACAAGCACAGAACAAATTGGCACATTGACTATCGGCGCCAATGGTGCAAGCAATATTTTTGGTGCGCCGACCGCGTTGGCGCAAAACAGCTTTGCCCGCCTGCGCTTTGTGCAGTCGCAGAACTCTTGGTATCGAGTCATCTAAGGACGAACATGACCACCACCACCGACTCCTTCCAGCCGTCCTACGGCAACGGCATCACCGTTGCGCCGAGCGGCACCTCGGCCTCATCCACCTCTGTCGGCGATGGCGCGGAGAACGTCGTCATCACCAACCTGTCGTCCAGCGTGATCGCCTACGTCCGCTTCGGCGAGGGCGCGCAGACCGCGACCACGGCCGATTAC